CTGGGGTCGCACCGACTACCCGGATTGCAGCGATTTCAAGATTCCGGTGCGGCCCGGTGGATCGTTCCTTGGCCTGGGATTCGACGAGCTGGCCAGGATCGGTTCGTTTGATACCGACCAAGCTGGCGCGATCATAAAAACTACACCGCGCCAGCCACTGCCTGAAAATCCCCTGCCCATTCCAGAATTTCTGCGCAAGAAAACTGCTCAGCCATGAGTCTGATCGTTACCGTCGATAGCGCACCGCTGCGCGCGGTTCTGGATAGCCTGTATGAGGCTACCCACGACCTGACGCCAATAATGGACACCATAGGATTTAAAATTGAAAATCGCGTCAAAGGTCGTTTCGAAAGCAGAACCGATCCGCTGGGCGTCGCCTGGGCACCTTGGGCGCCAAGCACGGTTAAAAATTATCCGAAAAACGGAAACGGACGCCTGCTCGACCGTCTCGGTGACATGCTCGATCATGTCAGCTATCAGGCAGATTCGAACAGTGCTGTCATTGGGTTCGCCGAGGAATATGCCGCCTACCACGAGTGGGGAACAAAGAAGATGCCCCGGCGCGGCTTGCTCTTCGCCGATCCTGACGCCGGTACGCTCGCCCCCGATGATGAGCGCGCCTTGATCGACATCGTTATGCACGTTCTCGACGCCGCGCTGGACTAAAACGACTTCACTGAGGATAAACAAATGGGCCATACAAGGTGGTGGTCGAAGTATGGGACAAGGGTGCCCAAATGCCTGATGGCATGGGTGGATTCAACCAAGCCCCCGACACCCTGGCGAAAACTATCGAGCTCAACCACCCGACCGCGATGACCGGCGACGATTGCTTCATCACCTGCAATCGTTACCTGGTCGTCAAGGAAGCCCCTTGATCGATACTGAAAAACTGACGAAGGCGCGGGAACGCGCCTTCAGTGTCGCGCAAGCGATGCCGGCGCCGCTCCTGGCGGAACTTCGAAGCCGGATCGATCCTCTGGTGGTCACGGGAGCTTCATTCCATGAAGCAAAAACAGCTATCCGGCAAGTCACCGGCTAAGCCCATGAGCCGCCGATTTGACGGTGTGCCGCAGCACCTACGCGATTACATGCGCGAGCTGGAGGCGAGTATCGACGCGCGTCGCCCGCCTGCCAATGGCAAGCCAGGGAAAAGGTAACTACTCAGCCCCTTTCGTCAATGCTTCTTCAATGCCAGCAAAGGACTGATTCCATGCCTGACTTTGTTGCATCGCCGCCGCGTCATCCCCTTGCTCAAGCGCTAGCTGCAAGCGGGCGCTGGCTAAATAAAAGTCCTTCGCCAATGGGCGCAAGGCGGCTAAATAAAGTAGCGCAACGGCGTAGGCTTGCCGAGCGGCAGCGGCAGGTGAAGTGGCGTCGGACTCGGGCGCTGATTCTGGGAACGGTTTTGGGCTCTGCCCCGCCAGCCGATCCAGCATGCGGCTCTGAGAAAGCAACACCAACCCAAGAAACTCATTGCGCTTGGCCGCCTGCTGAGCCGCCTGCTGCTGCGACCAAAGCAGTGCTTCGCGGCGCTCTGTTCTTTCTGCTTGGATTTTTGCTAGGCGCCCTGAACCCCATTGTGTAAGGCCGGCGCCGGCCAAGGCGCTCAGCGCCGAGAGCAAGCCAACCAGGATCGTGTTATCCATGGTAACCCCCGCCAAAATCAAATATGGGCTTCCTGGGCGCCTACTGCGGTCGACGCCAGAAATAGGGCAAAAATCAAAGCGGTTTTCATCATGGAACTTCCGTAATGAATGGCACGCGCTCAATCTCCGGGTTGTTCTTGACCGTGCCATCCGGGTTGTATTCGTAGTTCGGGCGATATTCGGAATAGCCCTTCTCGTAGTCGGCCTGCGTCATACTCGTTATCCGACACCGGCAAGGGCCATCCTTCGGCGGCCAATGGGTTTGCCAGAAGGGGTGATCCAGCGGCAGCACCAGATTGTTCCAGGTATGGTGCAATTCACACGGGCAGGCATAACTGGTTAAGCGCAGATAGGGATGGGTCGCCTTGTTGCATATGTCGCGATTTCTATCCAACTCAGCAATCGGGTTGATCAGATCGCAGATTCCACGCCAGCGCTTGGCCTCGGCTTCATGGTGTGCCTGTCGATCTTTTTGTTTTTCCCGTTTGCAGATCAGCGCCGCATCCTTGTGCAGGCGGACTAGCCAGCCCGCTTGCTGACAGCGGCGCATACTGGGCGGCCGATGGCCGAAGTTTCCCTCGGCCCAAGCGTGACTGCCGTCGATCAGGTTCTGGATTTCCTGCATCGCCACATCGAAGAACCCCGCCTGCTGTAGATATTTCGCCAGGCGGGTTTCGGCATTCAAGGGGCCACGAATCGCCTGCGCCCGCCTCAGGCAGTCGATAGCGCTCGCCCAGTCGCCTGCCTGCTTGTGTGCCGTGGCCTGGCGCTCTAGCTGGTATTCCTCGGTTTCTGTTGGATTCTCGCCAACGACCGAGATACGAAATTCCAAAGTCACGCTTCCTTCCCCTTCGCTACCGGCGATTGCGCGAGATAAGAGCTCGTCGTTTCCAGGGCTTTCTTGGCGTCTTCAGGCGCGGCCCGATAGTTTTCTACCAGGGCGGACTCGCGGACTGAGAGCGTGTTGGCAAGGCCGATCTTCTGTCCCGTCAGGACGTAATAAATATCCACTCCAGCCGGCTCAAGAGCGGACAGCAACTCAAGCGGGCAACGCTGTCGCCCAGCGGCGATTTGCTTTAGCCGCTCGCTGTCTTTTTCGCCAGCCACCCGTGCCGCTGCTGCCAGCGACAGATCAAGCCGATCCAGTTCCGCTCGAAGACGGGTTAAAAATATCACCGTATCAGTTGACATCGTGTATTTCTATAACCATAATTAACTCACAAATAACAGCGAATTCACATGCAAAGCGGTTTCGCTGCTACCCCATCAAATCTACGGAGGCCGATCATGACCGTCCCGCGCTTCAAAGCCTGGCTAAAGAGCCAGGGAAAAACCATCCGTCAGTGGGCGGAAGAAAATGGCTTCCCGCCCGAAGCCGTCTACCGCGTTCTCAATGGCATCGATAAGGCCAACTTCGGCCGCGCTCACGACATCGCCGTCAAGGCCGGTATCAAGGCGGTTCAACCCGAACAGCAAGCAGCATGACCATGCCAATCCGATCCGTCATTGCCTGGTTTCTTCTTCGCCTTCTGTTTCCCCGAGACATTGGTTCAGCAAAATCAGTAGCGATAGTGCCGCTGGCGCCGTCAGGGCAAGAAATGCCGGCATCGCCTTCTCAGGCGTTTTGCCCAGCCTGGTCTCGATCAGTATGTGTTGGCCGAGGGAATCCCAGGCTACCTGTTCGATACCTTGAACAGTGGCTAGGCAGTCAATCTTTTCGTATTCCAAAACGCCACTCCCCTTCTCATTCCAGGTGATAGTCATGTTTGATCAACACGGATTCAACCCCGCCGCCCCGCTGATCGGCTCGCCGATGCGCCAGCCTCCACAGACTCGCCGCGTCGACATCGACTGCTCCGTCACGTTCCTTGGCCGGCGCTGGTTCATTCCCGCGCACTACTGCCCCGGTGATCTGGTCGCTTGTCTACCAACGCGGAAAGGCGTCTTTCTAAGGATTCAATGTCCTCATAAATCGAAGCCAGACATTTTGGCCGTGCCGGCAGACCTTGCTCACAATCCGCAGCATAAAGGCCGGAACGCTGCTGGCAGCGATGCACATTCGGGCAAGCCGACCAGGAAACCTCAAGCCGGTTCAGGTGCAACCGTTGGTCGGCCATACATGCCAAAACAGCCGCGTCGTGCCAAGGCTGCGGATAGCAAGCGCAGCCACATTTCGGGCACAGCGCCCTTGGCGCCTGGCGCCGATCCCATACCCATCGTTCTGGTGCTTCAACTTCCAGCGTGCACTTCGTCCTGCAGGAAATGCAGGTGTAGATCACCTCGGTCATGACCGTATCCCTCCTTGCAATGGTGTCAATTTAGCCACGCACAAGGCGTTTGCATAGTAGCAAAACCTGAATCTTTTTGGATAACCCACGAAAGGCCGCCCGTAGAAAATGAAACGAAATTGGAAACGCCTGTCTCCCAATACTCTCCGGGATTCATTCCGGCTCACCAAGGATCACGGCATCGCCGAAAAGCGCCTGTCGGTCGAGCGCCAGGCCGAGCTGCTCGGCAAGTCGCCGGACTGGCTCTACAAGTGCCTGGCCGATGCCAGCATGCCGGCCAACCTGATCCCGGCCTTCGAGGCGATCACCGGCGCCGACTTCGTCAGCCGCTACCTGGCGGTCTCGGCCGGCAAGCTGGTGATCGAAGCCCCGGTCGGCCGCGCCTGCAACGCCAGCGACATGCAGGAGCTGCAGGAAATCCTCAACGACGCCGTCGGCAAGTTGCTTGCCTTCTACGCCGGCAAAGTGGCGGGTGAAGAGGTCATCGCCGCCGTTACCGAGGCCATGACGAAGCTGGCCTGGCATCGCCAGAACGCCGCCAACCACGCCCAGCCCAGCCTGAATCTCGGGGGTGACGAATGAGCACCGGCCGTACGACCGACTACACCAACGATGCGCAGCAGCGCCTGGTGAAGATCATCCTGCTCATGTTCAGCCACGTCGTGAATGGCCTGCCGCCAAGCGTGATCGCTCGCGAGGTTGGCTGCAGTGCATCGGTCATGACGCGCGATTTACAGAACCTGCAGACCGCCTGCATCGCCGACAAGGACGAGGTCACCGGCAATTGGCGCCTGACCCCGCGCCTACCACAGCAGACGATCAAGGTCTGGGCCGACATCGACCGCGCCGAGCGCCGGCTGCAAGAAGCCAAAAACCGCTTTACCCGTAACCCTGACTGAAAAAGCCAACCATGTCCCGTGAAAAACTCGTAACCCCCGCCCCTGTAACCCTTGAATTCGACCAGCCGCTCATCGATAACGCCATGGTCGCCATGGTGGCCGATGGCAAGGCCCTGGCCCTGGCCGAGCAGCAGCACGCCGCCCACGTCCGCGCCGTCGCCGCCTCGCTCGGCTACCCGTTGCCAGGTGACAGCGTCGACCCCGACCTGATCCAGCGCGATGTGGCCGTCAACATGCGGCGCACCGCCGAGACCATGTTGCAGATCGGCCTCGGCCTCATTGTGCTCAAGGAAGCCTGCCGCCACGGTGAATTCGGTGCGCGCCTTGAAGTGCTGCGCTATGAACCACGGGTGGCTCAAAAATACATGCAGGTGGCGCGCCGGTTTTCAAATGCGCAGTCGACGGCGCATTTGCTCAAGGCTGTCGAAAGCCAAACAAAGCTGCTGGAGCTGATCGTTCTCGACGACGAGCAGCTTGAAGAGTTCGCGATCACCGGCCAGACCGGCGATCTCAAGCTGGACGCGGTCGCCACGATGTCGGTTAAGGAGCTGCGCGCCAAGGTGCGCGATCTGATGCTCGGGCAAAAAGCTGACGAAGAGCGTGTCGCCGCGCACGGAAAGCTGCGGGATGAAGCCGAAGAGAGAGCGCGCGGCTTCGCCAAGCTCCCCGCTGATAAAAAGCTCGAAGAACTACTTAAGAAAGCCGGTGAGGAGGTCGAAGGCGCTCTCGCATTCATTAACGGAGGTTTTCGCCAGGCGCTGCGGGCTTTGGTCGAGCTGGAGCGACGTGAAGCCGGCATCAAGGATTTCCGCCCGCTGGCCGCCGGCCTGGTCGGCCAGCTTCAGCGGTCGCTGACCAAGCTGCGCGACGAGCTGCTGCTCACCGACATCGTGGCCGATGGCGTGCCGGACTGGGTGCGTGGCACCGCGCATCTGGTGGACGGGGAGTAAGCCATGCGCCTCGGCCCGGCCTTGATCCAGCACCTGGTGCAGGTAGCGGCCGATGCCGCTGCCGCCGGCTATGGCGGCAAGGAAGCCATCTACGCCGCCGGGGCGGCGCATGTCGGCATCGGCCGGGCCACCTTGATGCGTTACTTGAAGGAAGTGACTGTGCATAAACAACGAAAGCAGCGCAGCGATGCCGGGGTGACCAGCGTGCCGATGACCATGCTGCACCTGGTGGCGGCGACGATGATGGAAGGCTTTCGCGCCAACAACAAGAAGATCATGACCGTCCGCAAGGCGCTCAAGATTCTTGAATCAGATGGCAAGATACCGCGCGGCCGGGTCGATCAGGCCAGCGGCGAAATCGTGCCCTGGTCGGATAGCACCGTCCTGCGCGCGCTGCGCCTGCACGGCCTGCACCCCGATCAATTACGTCTGCCGACGCCTGCCACGCCGCAAAAGAGCGCCCACCCGAACGATGTCTGGCAGATCGATGCTTCGATCAGCACATTATTTTATGTGCCCGAGAGCGGCCTCGCCGACATGTCGCCCGCCGTGTTTTACAAGAACAAGCCGGGTAATTTCGAGAAGATCAAGCGCCAGCGCCTGACCCGTTACGTGATTACCGACCATTGCTCCGGCGCCATCTTCGTGCACTACGTGGCCGGCGGCGAAAGCGTGGTCAATATGACCGACAGCCTGCTGCGCTGCATCGAGCAGCGCCCGGGGCACCAGATGTACGGCGCGCCGTTTCATCTGATGATGGACCCCGGCGGCGAGAACGCTGCCACCCGCAACCTGCTGACCCGGCTGCTGATCGAGCCGATTGTCAATTCGGTCGGCAATGCCCGCGCCAAGGGGCAGGTCGAGTGCGCGCACAACATCGTCGAGTGCGATTTCGAGAGCGGTTTCAAGTTCGCGCATGTGCCGGATATCGACTGGATCAACACCCAGGCGGCGCGCTGGATGCTCTGGTACAACAGCACGAAGATTCATTCCCGCCACGGCCTGACGCGCTGGCAGAAGTGGGTCGAGATCGCCGCCGAGCAGTTGCGCGTCGTGCCGGCCGGCGTCGATCTGCGCAACCTGGTGTTCGGCAAGCCCATCGAGCGCACCGTCGACCAGTGGTGCAACATCGAGCTCGGCGGCGCCTGGAAGGTCGGCCATGTGCCGAACGTGATGATTGGGCAAAAGCTGGAGGTGGTGAAAAACCCCTTCAACCCGGATTCGCTGTTCGTCGTCGATGTGCAGGGCGGCTACGAGGTGTTGATCGCCCTGGAGCGCGTGGTGCTCGACGCCAACGGCTTCCCCGAACACGCCGCGCACATCGCCCGCGAGTTCAAGGCGCCGCCCGATACCGTGCTCGATACCAACCGCAAGCTGATCGAGCGCCTGGTCACCGGCGCCGCCACCGATGAAGCGGCCAAGGCGGCGCGCAAGGCCAAGACATTGCCCTTCGGCACCGGCCTCGACGCCTACAAGTACCTCGACGAGGTGCCGGATGTGCCCATCCTGCCCCGTCGCGGCACCGCCCTGGATGTCGCCACCCGCACCGCTGCCGCCCCGGATCGCACCCTGAACCATTTTGAGGTGGCGCGCGCATTGGTCGCCCTGGGCGTGGCGATGGATGCCGAGAAAAACCGCCAGGTTGCCGGCTGGTATCCCGATGGCGTGCCGGAATCCGAGCTCGCCGCCCTGCAGCACCGCCTCACCATGCGCGCCGGCCTCAAGGTCGTCGGCGCCGATTGACCAAGGAAAGGATCATGACCCTCGCCACCATTCTCTCCAAGCACCACATCAGCCAGGCCGCGCTGTGTGCCGGCGCCGCGCTCTCGCGCGGTACCGCCTGGCGCATGGTCTCGCGCAACGAACTGCCGTCGCGCGATCCGGATGCCGCGACCCGAGTCACCGATTTTCTCGCCGCCCAGGGCGTCGACCGCAGCAGCCTGAAAAGCCTTTTCCCGCAAGAAAAAGCCCCGGACGTGCAGCAACACGCCGAGGCCGTTCCCGAAGCATCCCTTGATGAAGAAACCCAGGAGGAAATGATGTTACTACGAAATGAAACCTTGTCACCGGCCGCGCGAAAGCACTTCGGCCTGGCCCGCAGCCCCTTCGTCGATGACGTATCGACGCGCGCCGACGTCTTCGCCAGTGCCAGCACCCGCTACCTGCGGGCGGCGCTGATGGATGCCGCGCTCAACCACGGCTTTATCGCCCTGGGCGGCGAATCCGGCAGCGGCAAATCGACGCTGGTCGAAGAGCTGGAAGAGCGCATCCGCGAGGAACAGCGCCCGGTCATCGTCATTCGCCCGTATGTGCTGGCGATGGAAGAAAACGACGCCAAGGGCAAGACGCTCAAGAGCAGCACCATTGCCGAATCGATTGCCCGCACGCTCGACCCGACCGTGGCCCTCAAAAACACGCCGGATGCCCGCTTTCGGCAGGTGCACGACATGCTCAAGGCCAGCTACGCCAGCGGCAACCGCCACCTGCTGCTGATCGAAGAAGCGCACTGCCTGCCCTTCGCCACCATGAAGCACCTCAAGCGCTTCACGGAACTCAAGCTCGGTCTGGCGCGCCTGCTCGGCGTCTGCCTGGTCGGCCAGACCGAACTGAAAGAGCGCCTCTCCGACCGCAAAGCCGAAGTACGCGAAGTGGTGCAGCGCTGCGAGATCGTCGAGATGGCGCCGCTTGATGCCGACCTCGAAGGCTACATCCGCCTCAAGTTCGAGCGCATGGGCTTCAAGGCTGCCGACGTGCTGGCCGATGATGTCTACGACGCGCTGCGCGCCCGCCTGATTGTCGTGCCGCGCGGCGGCAAGGCCTCCGATGCTTTCTCGATCTGCTATCCCCTGGTCGTCAACAACCTGCTCACCCGCGCCATGAACGCCGCCGCAGCGGCCGGCTGGCCGAAGGTGGATGCGCAAGTGATCGGGGGGTGCTGAGATGCCCAAGCAAACCAAAGGCCCGTGGATTCCCCATGTCACCGATGGCGGCCACCTCGTCGTCGGGCCGGATGGCTACGCCGTCTGCGCGCTGCCGTGCATCGTTCGCGGCGTCGATTCCGACGAGTTCGATGCCGCCCTCGAAGAAGCCGAAACCCTGCTGGCCCTGCTCGCTGAATCCGGCGTCACCGTAGGGGAAGTATCATGAGCGCCGCCGTTCAAGCCCTCGCGCCCTACCACAGCCACAGCGACCGGCGCAGCGGCGAATCCGCCCGCGCCGCCGCGCTGGCCGAAGTCGACACCCACATCGACAACCTGCGCGCCTGCCTCCATTGGCTGATCGCCGCCGGCATCAGCGTGCTCGACGCCGATCTGCGCCCTGGCCGCCACAAGCCGCGCATCACCGTCGCCGCGTCGCCGCTGCTGCACACGCCGCTCAAAGACGACTGCGCCAGCAGCGGCCGCCGCCAGCCCCCCGGATCGGCACTGGTCTACATCCCCTGGGTCGCCGTCCGCTACGAATGCGAAATCCACTGGCAGGAGGTGGCTAAATGATCCTCTTCCGCCTCCCGCGCCCCACGCTGAACCTGCGCGCCCGCCTGCGCCGGATGCGCGCCCTGGGCGAGCGTTTTCAGCATGCGTTCGACCTGTGGAACCGTTTGGGCTTCCCCTGGAAGCGGGCCTGGGCAATTGCGGGGACGTGGCAATGATGCCCGGCGCCCAAACCATGCAGCTGCGCGGCCTCAAGCCCATTACCGAGCTGGCCGCCGACAAGCCGCACGGCAACCGCCTGCGCTACCTTGCCGGATGCCGCTGCGATTTGTGCCGCAAGGTAAATTCCGCCTATGAAAATGAGCGCCAGAAAGCCCGCGCGGCCGGTGACTGGAACGGCATCGTGCCTGCCCGGGCTGCCCGCAAGCACCTGCTGGCGCTTTCCAAGGCCGGTGTCGGCCGGCGCAGCGTGCAAGCGGCGACCGACATCGCCGACAGCATCCTGGCCGAGATCCGCAGCGGCAAGCGCAAGCAGATCCGCGCCCGCACCGAGCGCAAGATCCTCGCGGTCACCCGAGACGCTCGGGGAGACGCCAGCCTGGTACCGGCCGGCCCTACCTGGAAGCTCATCGACGCGCTGCTCAAGGATGGATTCACCAAGGCGCGCATTGCCAAAGAGATCGGCCGAAAGAGCCCGGCGCTGCAGCTAAACCGAGAGTGGGTAACCGCCAAAAACGAAGCCGCCGTCGTGCGGGCGCACAGCCGCCTCATGGGTTCCGGTGAGCAACTCGTTTCCTCTGGCCGGGCCCGGCGTTTGATTGAAGCGCTGCGCGACCAACTGTTTTCTGCCAGCCGCATCGTCGCCGAAGTCGGCGAGCCGCTGCTGGTTGAAGACGGCGAAATCCGCCTGCCGCCCAGCATCCCGGCCGGGCTGGAAGCGAAGATCGTCGCCGCGCACCGGCGCCTGATGAGCTGAGGGGGAAAGATGCACACCGTCGCCCAACAACTCGATCTCATCAGCCAGCACATTCAGCGCGCCGCTGCCGAGCGCGAGCGCCAGGCGCAGACCGAGCGAATGCTGGCCGAGCGCAGCGCCGAAGCCCGCCGTCGCGCCTGGCAAACCCGCAAGGACAGCGGCAAGTACGCGCCCACCGGCCTGATCGGCGCAGTGCTCAACCGCATGCCCGTCGGCATCGACAACGCCATCTTTCACTGGCAAGTCGAAGCCCTGGTCGCCGATGTGCCGCATGCCCCTTATGGCCTCTCGGAAGCGCTCTCCCGCCTGCGCGACCGGGGCCTGATCGCCCGCACCGGCGAGCGCCGCCAGTACCGCTATTTCAAACTTCAATAGGAGCCCACATGCAAGAATCCATCAGCAAAGACGACCACCCCGGCTACATGCAGAACCCGGCCGGGCACCTCGTGCCCATTGAAACCATCCGCCCGATCGATCTGGCGCGCGACGCCCTGGTCAAGGAAATCGTCGGCAAAGCCCGCCAGCTCAATGGCCACATCGGCGAATTCAAGGGCGCTGCTTTCGCCGACATCGCCGCCTTCGTCCAGCTTTCGGCGGAGGAATATCAAGTCAAGATCGGTGGGCAGAAGGGCAATGTGACGCTCCTGTCCTTCGACGGCCGCTACAAGATTCAGCGCGCCATCTCCGAGACTCTTGCCTTCGACGAACGCCTGCAAGCCGCCAAGGCGCTCATCGATGAGTGCATTACCGACTGGGCGCAGACCAGCCGGCCGGAAATCAAGGTGCTGGTCTCCGATGCCTTCCAGGTCGACAAGGAAGGCAACATCAACACCGGTCGCGTCCTCGGCCTGCGCCGCCTCGCCATCACCGACGACCGATGGCTGCGCGCCATGCAGGCCATCGGCGAAGCGATCCAGGTCGTCGGCAGCAAGAGCTACGTGCGCGTCTATGAGCGCATCGGCGACACCGGCGAATACCAGCAGATTCCGCTGGATGTGGCGGCGGCCGAGGTGGTTATCAGCCCGCTGGATACGAAAGTCGACTGCAGCCAGTTCCACAACATCACCGATGGTTGTGTCGGTGAGTGCGAAAAGAAAGAGGTGGCGTGATGGCACAGGAAAAAGGCCAAATGGCAGCGAATGGCGTTGCCTACACGGGCGTTGCAACGCGATGGAAAGGAACGGATGGCGAGGTCATCGTTGTCGCCGAGAACACCGAGATTCTTAATGCTGTAGTGCAGCGTATCGTGCCGGCCAGCTTCGATCCGGGCATGACGCGTGAGGTTTGCGTCTTTGAGCTCAGTAAGACGCTGAGCGTAATCGAAAAACGAACTGCTGCCCAAAAGGCCGTCGCCCACGTCCTGCGCCGCATTCGAGGCGATGGACGGCTGGCCACAATCCTAGGCCCAGGCTCGGAAGCCTACGAGCTGCTGACCCAGGCGCATGCCGAAACCCTGGGCGAAGACGTCGACCAGTTCCGCGCGACGTTCGGCGCCCAGCTAACTTATAAAGAGGTGGCGTGATGGTCAATATCCGCCCCGACATCCTGACAGTCTCAGGAAACTACTTCGACTTCCTGCAGCCGGAAAACAGCCGCTTCGGGATCGATGACATTGCCCACGCCCTGTCGCATGTCTGCCGGTTCGCTGGACACACCCGGCGCTTCTATTCGGTTGCGCAGCATTCGGTGCTGGTCAGCAGGATTGTTCCGGCTGCAGATGCCATCGCCGGCCTGCTACACGACGCCGCTGAGGCTTTTATCGGCGACGTATCCCGTCCCCTGAAGCAGCTGCTTCCCGACTACAAGGTGATCGAGAAGCGGGTAGAGGCTGCAGTTCTGTCACGCTTTGGAATCGACGCTATCCCTCCCTCGGTAAAAGCTGTCGACATCATCATGTTAGCTACTGAGCAGCGCGACCTGATGGCGCCGCATGACGACGAGTGGGCGCTGATCTCCAACGTCACGCCACTGCCAGAGCGAATCGAACCGCTGACGCCTGCCGAGGCCAAGGCGCTGTTCATTGATCGGTTCCATGAACTTCTGATGGCGGGTTACTGATGAAAGCTGACCTCAACGGCACCCGCAGCGAACGAGCCCGCGCCGACCGTAACTGGAAGTCACCGGCGCAGATCAAGGGAAGTCGCTCGCTCTGCGAAAACTGCAAGCACTTTTGGCTTAAGGAAACACCGAGCCGCGACGGTGGCGCCAGCGGCAACTATTTGCCCTACTGCGGCCACCCACACACCGCTGGCGAATTCGGCGACCCGACCCGCCATGGTGCCCGCTGCGACCAATGGGAGATGAAGCTGTGACCACGCTTCCGCCCGAAGAAACCCGCTGCCTCGCCCACGGTCAGCCAACTGGCGGACGTGGCCTGTCGTTCTGGTGTGATCGCCGCGACGCTTGCCTTCGCCACGTCGCCATTCGCACCGATCCGTTCGATGGCACGCACGTCGTTCAACCGCGCCTGTGCGTCGATGGCGGCAAGGACCTCTTCATCCCGCTCGCCCAGGAGGCGCCATGACCCCCGCCCAGAAACGCGCACTGTTCCCACTGCGCGCCCCGCGCTGGCAGACGCTCGGCTGGTGGCCGGTGACCGTGGCGGCTGCTGCGGTCGACGGTTATTTCGAGGCCTTTTTCCAAATCCTGCCCCCGAAGGCCAAGCCATGACGCCGGCGCTCGCCAACCGCCTGCGTACCTTGCGCGCCATTCGCCACAAGGCTGGTGAGCAGTTGGACGATGCCGACTACCGCGCTATCCTCCAGCGCTGCGCCGGCGTCGATAGCTCGACCAAGATCAGGAGCGTGGCCAAGGCCGAAGCGGTGATCGACGAGTTCCGCCGTCTCGGCATCGGCGCGCCGCCGGCCCGCCCGCCGTTGTCGCCGATGCAGAAGAAGATGTGGGCGCTGTGGCAGCAGCTGGCGGACGCCGGCCGCGTCGATAACCGCAAGATGGCCGGCCTGCTGGGTTTCGTGAAGCGGCAGACCGGCGTCGAGGTGCTGGCCTGGCTGACCTGGCCGCAGGAATACCAGGTGGTCGAAAGCCTCAAGCGCTGGCTGTCGCGTGGCGAAACACCGTCAACGGAGGGAAAACCCGATGCCTGATCTCTTCAACGCCGGGGCCGAAGTTCTGGCGCCGCTTGAAGCGGTGCTGCCGGAGGCCCTGCACCCGACCCTGCGCGAGATGGCCGAAGAGATGTATCTGCACCTGGTCGAAGACGAAGAAGCCGTCGCCGGCCTTGGCCTGCCGCGCCTGGCTGAGCTGGCCGTCGGGCAGATCGACCGCGTCAGCCTCAAGATCGGCGGCGCCGGCTTCTACCTTCCCAAGGGCATCGCCTGCCAGCTCAGCGCCCGCGATACCGAGATCGCCCGCAAGTTCAACGGCCGCAACAAGCACCTGCTGGCCCGCGAATACAAGCTGAGCGAGATGCGCATCGACCAGATCATGAAGAAATGGCGCCAGGCAGAATTCGCCCGGCGGCAGGGGAATCTGGCGCTGGATGGCAGCGGTGGCTAATTTCGGAGTAAGTCATGCGTAGGAAACGCGCAGTTTCAAAACGAGAGCAACGGCGGCGGGCAGAACAGAGCCAGCGCCAGTGGGAAAAAGATAACCAGCAAGCCGTTGCCGAAACGAAGGCAATTCTGGCTCGGCCTGTGTGTTATCGCGGACTGATTTTGAAAAACGCCGCATAGGCGATTTTTACCCGCTGCCCGGCGTCTTTCCCCGCGCGGCGACGGCCCAATCAATTGGGCAGCGATTGTGCACTGTTTTCCGGGTATTCCTGCCGCCCGGCTCCCGGCGAAAAATCACCCGGCGGAAAACCTTCCGCCTCGGCACGCCGCAAAACCAAAATGCTTTACTCAGCCCAATGACCCGCGCGCGCGAAAACTGCCGGGCATGGCATCTACCGTCTACGACCTCCTCGGCCCGTTTGCCCTCGAAAAGGGGGTGCCCTGGTCGCTTGAATTTACCCGTTACAACCCGGACAAGTCGCCGGTCGATCTGACTGGCGTCGGCGCGCGGCTGGAAATCTACGATGCGCTGGCCAGCGGTGCGCCCCTGGCCGTGCTGTCGAGTGCCAACGTCGGCGAGATCGATCTCGGTGGCCCGGCCGGCACCGGTGTCGCCCATCTGCCGGCCGCCGTCAGCGCCGCATTCACCGCCACCCACCTGCGCTACCGTCTGGTCTTCGTGGTCGGCGGCATCGACCGGCCCTATATGCGCGGCCGCCTCGGCTTCGTCGGGGAAGACGAATGAGCGAGATCGTCGAGCTGCTGCGCCGCGAGACGGTGGTGATTACCCATTCCGGCGGCAACGAGACGGTCGTCATCGAGCAGCCGCCGAAGCTGGAGATCGTTGAGGTTGCCGAGCAGGGGCCGCCCGGCCCGCCCGGACTCACAGGTGACCCGGGTAATGCCGGCCCACAGGGGCCGCAAGGCATTCCAGGCGTGGCTGGCGCCGATGGTGCAGTTGGGCCGCAGGGGCCAAAGGGCGA